CTACAGGAGTTGTTTCAGCTTGGAGTGAAGATTCAAATAAATTAACAATATCTTCAATTAAAACAACAGACACAGGTGATCCAGCTACATATACTAGTTTTATGACAACTGATGTAACTGAAGGAGTTATAGAAATGGAAGCTAGTTCAGAAGGAGATAAAATAATATTACAAGGAACAGGACAAGAGGGTTACTTTATTGATTTTGAATCAGGAACTAGTGGAATAGAATTCCCTTCAACAATAACAGACGGAACTACAGGAACAGATAATATAGCACAAGAAACAGTAGGAGATGCATTCTTATTAGAATCAGGAACAGCTTCAGATACAACTGAATTTGATACTCTTATTCTTGAAGATAGTTTAATATCAAGAAGAAGTATTGTTTCAATAGCTGCTGAACAAACATTACCAACTGATCCAGGTGCATTTAATGTTGAAATAGAAACAGATGCTGACGGAATTATAGATTTTTCAGAAGGTAATCCATTTGGAGAGGCTACATAATGTTTGGAGAACATTTTTATCACGAAACAATTAAACGAGCTGTATCAGTCTTTGGTACATTGTTTAATAATATAAGTGTAAAAAGAGCAGATGGGACTGCATTGAAAGTTCCATTAGCCTATGGACCTAGACAAAAGTGGATTACTAGATTACAACAAGTAGATACAACTACAACAAGAACAGCTATATCACTTCCTAGAATGGGATTTGAATTAACTTCAATAGAATATGATTCAACGAGAAAATTAACTAAGAGAACTCAATTAAAGAAATCTTTAGCTAGTAATCCAAATAATATGCAGTATCAATATTCTCCAGCTCCTTATAATTTAGGATTTAGTTTAAGTGTATTAGTTAAAAATACTGATGATGGTTTACAGATTATTGAACAGATAATGCCTTACTTTACACCTGATTATACAGTTACAATTAATACAATACCAGATATGGGTGATAAAAGAGATGTTCCTATAACATTAACAAGTGTTACTCAAACTGATGAATACGAAGGTGATTTCACAACAAGACAAGTATTAAGATATGACTTAGAGTTTATTATGAAAAATTACATATATGGACCTGTTCGAGATTCAGATATTATCAGAACAGTTAAAGCTAGAACATATATTGAAAAAGGTTCAGGTGAGATATCAAGTACAGATACAGCAGGTAAAGTAGTCGAGCAAATAGTTATGCCAAACCCTAGTGATGCTGATCCTGATTCAACAACATTCACATACAACGAAACTACAGACTACTTTGAACAACCTACAGTTACTTATTCAGACGATAAATCTAGCGATCCTAAATAAGTATAAATACTTATTATGACCAGTAAAGTTGATGAAAAATTAGATGAACTTCTTGATATACAGGGAGAAATAGTTGAAGTTGAGAAAAATCTTCCTATTTTATCTAAAAGTATGCATTCTAAACAAGAAGAACAAAATTCAGACTACAAGTATAGTCGGGAAGTGTTTTACGGTCTTGTAGAACGCGGACAGGACGCAATAGAGGGCATTCTAGATATAGCTAGAGAGTCAGAACACCCAAGAGTATATGAAGTAGCTGGTCAATTAATTAAAACAGTAGGTGAAACAACAGAAAAACTAATAGATTTACAAGCAAAAGTAAAAGAATTAGACAAAGACGATTCAATACCTGATAAAGTCCAAAACAATCTTTTTGTTGGCTCATCAACAGAACTACAAAGACTATTAAAACAAAATGCACAAAAATGAAGGATATCTTGGTAATATCAATGTCAAAAGAGCTGGCGTTGAATCGGAGTGGTCAGAAGAACAGATTCTAGAATATAAAAAATGTATGGAAAGTCCTGTACATTTTATAGAGAATTATGTTAAAATAATATCACTTGATGAAGGTTTAGTTCCATTTAAACTTTATGAATATCAAGAGAATCTTATAGACCATTTTGATGAAAACAGATTTAGTGTTATTCTAGCATGTAGGCAATCAGGTAAATCAATTACAGCATGTGCATTCTTACTTTGGTATCTCTTATTCCAACCAGAACAAACAATAGCTATATTAGCTAACAAAGGTGCTACAGCAAGAGAAATGTTGGCTAGAATAACTACAATGTTAGAACATATACCTTTCTTTTTACAACCCGGCACAAAAGTATTGAATAGAGGTTCAATAGAATTCGAAAATGATAGTAGAATCATAGCATCTGCAACAGGAGCTAACTCAATTCGTGGTATGTCAGTAAACTTACTATATCTTGATGAGTTTGCATTTGTAGAAAACGCAGAACAGTTTTATACATCTACATATCCTGTTATTACATCAGGTGGAAAATCTAAAGTTATTATAACATCTACAGCTAATGGTATAGGTAATATGTATCATAAATTATATGAAGGAGCTGTTCAAGAACTAAACGAATACAAACATTATAAAGTTAATTGGTGGGATGTTCCAGGTAGAGATGACGATTGGAAAAAAATGACCATTGCTAATACTTCTGAATTACAATTTGAACAAGAATTCGGTAATTCATTCTTAGGAACAGGTAATACTCTTATCAATGCAAATACATTACTTGGATTACAACAACACGACCCTGTATGGACTAAACAAAATGTATATCTATATGAAGAGCCTAAAAAAAGTAATACTTATGTAATGACTGTAGATACAGCTAAAGGACGAGGACAAGATTACTCAACATTCAGTATATTTGATATATCTGATAATCATTTTAGACAAGTTGGTATATATAGAGATAATATGATATCTCCATTACTATTTCCAGATATTATTCATAAATTCGCTAAAATGTATAACGATGCATTAGTTATTATAGAGAATAATGATCAAGGACAAATAGTATGTAATCAATTATACTATGATATAGAATATGATAATGTATTTGTTACATCTTCTGTTAAATCATCAGGAATAGGTGTAACAATGACTAAAAAGACAAAACAAATAGGTTGTTCTACATTAAAAGAGTTAATGGAAGAAAACAAATTATCAGTAATAGACAAATTTACAATTAATGAACTAGTTACATTTGTATCAAAAGGTTCATCTTGGGAAGCAGATGGTGGAAACCATGACGATTTAGTAATGAATCTAGTGTTATTTTCATGGTTTATAACAACACCATTCTTTCAAAGTTTAACAGATTTAGAACTCAAAAAGATGTTATATGATGAACAACAACAAATGATTGAAGATGAACTAACTCCAGCTGGTATGTTTAATGCAAATTCAGATGAACCTGAAATTTATGTTGAAGGTGGAGATGTATGGACCGTTGTTGAGGGTTCTAAAGTTTATTAATTTATAAATACTAGTTAATGATAGAATAATCTATCAGACTTTAAAATTTATTTTTATTTCGAAATAAAAATGTTAAATAGGAGATAAAATTATGGCATTTCAAGTTTCGCCAGGAGTACTGGTTCAAGAAATAGATGCTACTAATGTTATACCTGCGGTTTCAAGTTCAACAGGAGCATATTGTGGACACTTTGGTTGGGGACCAACCGAAGAAGTTCGTACTGTTACTTCTGGAAAAGGACTTGTTGACTTGTTTGGAGAACCAGATACTACGGATATAATGGCTGAGCACTTTTACCCAGCTGCTATGTTCTTAGACTATGGTATTGATTTAAAAGTAGTTCGTGTAGCAACAACCAATATGAAAAATGCAACAACAACTTCTGGACAAAGTTTATTAATTAAAAACTTGTCACATTATAGAGCAAATTATAATGACGGTTCAGCAAGTGTTGGAGAATATGGTGCTAGATACGCAGGAGCTTTAGGCAACAGCTTAAAGATTAACTCTTGTGGTGGATCAGCAGCTTATTCAGCAACAGGTGTTACGACAACTAACGGAACTTCAGCTAAAGGTGGAACTTCAATCGAAGTTACATTGGGTGAAAAATTCGTTATTGGAGATATTATTACAGCTATTGGTTCTGATGTTGTCAGATATAAAATATCAGCAATTACTTATGATTCAGGTTCAACAGGCGCCGCAACAGTTACTATTGCACAAGAAGATGACTCAACTCAAGGATTAGACGCTGCTGTAGCCAGTGGTGCTTCTCTTAATAGAGAGTGGGAATTCGCTAGACAATTCAATGGTGCACCCGGAACTTCTAGTTACGCAAGTACTAGAGCAACAGCAGGTGTTACTGATGAATTGCATATCGTAGTCATTGATGAAGATGGCGACATCTCAGGAACTGTAGGACAAATTCTAGAAAAATATGAAGGTGTTTCTAAAGCTTCCGATGCTAAAGACGATTTTGGTGCAACTAACTACTATGTAGATATTATTGAGAATACCAGTGATTACATTTACTGGTTGGATCATAGTGGTACTTGGAGTTCAGCTGGTTCAGCTGCTGCAGGTACAACTTTCGGTACTGGAACACTACCTGAATTCCGTTCATTTACGAATGGAGCTGATGGTAGGCAACCAACTACTGGTCAAAGAATAACTGCATGGGATACATATTTTGGTAGTGCTGATAATCAAGACATAAGCTTGATGATTTCAGGAAGCCCCCAAGCCGATGACGGTTCGGGTAGTGCAGTTGTAACGAGAGCCGAAGCAACTTCATATTACAATCAATTAATGAATATCGCTGAAGATAGAAAAGATTGCGTCGTATTCTTTTCGCCAATTAGGTCTGATGTTGTAGATACAGGAACAGCAGCAGCAACTAATGTTAAGGCAACAGGTGATACTCTTAACAGTTCATCATATGCTATCATGGATAGCTCATGGTTGTACATTTACGACAGGTATAATGACAGATATTGTTATGTACCAGCAAATGGCGCAGTAGCGGGAATATGTGCCAGAACCGATTATTCACATGACAGTTGGTATTCACCAGCTGGATTAAATCGTGGTCAGATTTTCGGTGTAACTAAATTGGCTTATAATCCAACGAAAGCAGATAGAGATACTCTCTATAGGTCTAGAATTAATCCAATAGTTACTTTCCCAGGACAAGGTACAATGTTGTTTGGTGATAAAACATTAATGTCGTCTGATTCAAGTGCGTTCAGTCGAATCAATGTTCGTAGGTTGTTCATAACTTTAGAGAAAGCAATTTCAGCAGCAGCTAAATCACAACTCTTTGAATTCAATGATGCATTCACTAGAGCTAACTTTAGAGCAGCTGTAGAACCTTTCTTGAGACAAGTTCAAGGTCGTAGAGGAATTTATGACTTTAAAGTTATTTGTGACGAATCAAATAACGATGCAGGCGTTGTTGATGCACAACAATTCGTAGCTAGTATCTTTGTGAAACCAGCTAGAAGTATCAATTACATTACTTTAACCTTTGTCGCTAGCAGATCAGGAGTAGATTTCAATGAAGTTTACGGAGCACCTGGTTTAGCCGCTAGTGAATCAGCATAAATACTATAGGAGGAATTAAAAATGGCAAATATAAATTCATTTAAAGCAAATCTTATAGGTGCTGGACCAAGAGCTAATCGTTTTAAGATTTTTATACCTAATTTACCAGGTGGACAAGAATTCTTAGTAAAAGGCGCAAGTTTACCAGGTCAGACAATCGCTGAGACTCCTATCCTTTATCAGGGTATGACAATCAAATTGGCTGGAGATAGAACTTTTGCAAATTGGGAAACTACTATCTATAATGATAATACTTTTTCAGTTAGAAGTGCTATTGAAAACTGGATGCAGGACATTGTTCCATTAGCTTCTAGTAACGGTACT